AATTCAGACGGGGTCTCGAAGGTTTCCCCGACATAATTGACCGAGAGTGCGCGCCTGGCCCAGAGGTTGTAGAGACCATCGAACGGCTAGCGCAAGACCTCGTCAATGCGCTCTACGATAACCTGTCCGAGTTCACGGGCGACGAATGACCGACACGGCGATGGAAGAGATCGAAGCCCCGTCGGGTTTCGAGGACGCGCCGTACGCGAGCCTTGTGGACGATTGGCCGGAGATGCTTCGCATCTTACGATCGGATCGTATGCTCACCGTGGCGGCGAGCGCGGAGCTGTACCGAATTATCTACACGCCGGGTAAAGGCACAGAGCCGTGGCGAAATACGGTAACGCCGTATCTCGTCGAACCGATGGAGATGTTGACATCACGCCGGTTCAAGGCAGTACTTTTGGCGGCGCCTGCGCAGTGCGGTAAGACAGAGATCGGTCTCAATTACGTGGCGCATTCCGCGATCGTTGATCCAGTGGACATGCTGATCCTGCAGACGTCAATGGCGCAAGCCAGAGACTTTAGTCGTCGACGTGTTGATCGAATGGTGCGGTACAGCCCGGAGCTTAAAAAGCGTAAAGGCCCAAGCCGCCAGGACGATAACCGACTGGAGAAGGTCTGGGACAACGGTTCCATACTGAGCATCGGCCACCGATACCTCGTATCTTCATAACCGACTACGATCGGATGACGATGGACGTTGACGGGGAAGGTTCTCCGTTTGACTTAGCACAGAAGCGGGCAACGTCATTCGGCTCCGCCGGGATGGTGTTCTGCGAGTCATCGCCGGGCTTTGAAGTTTTGGATGCCAGCTGGCAGCGCGAAGCAGGCAGCCACGCCAGCCCACCGTGCGAGGGCGTGCTCGCAGTGTTTAACCGCGGCGATCGCCGTTTGTGGCACTGGAAGTGCGACCACTGCCATGACTACTTCGAACCTTTGTTTGACCACTTGGTGTGGACCGAGCAGGAAGACGACATAGCGACCGCTGAGTCGACCCAGATGAGCTGTCCCAACTGCGGCGGCTTACACGGGCCTGAAGATAAGTACCGACTGAACCTCGGCGGCATCTGGGTTCCGGAAGGACAGCACGTCGAGACAATTGACGACGAGCCAGTGCTAGTCGGCGAACCGCGCCGATCCGACATCGCTAGCTACTGGCTAGCGGGACCTGCAGCTGCGTTCCAGAAATGGGACGGAATGGTGATGAAGTATCGCCAGGCGATGGAAGAGTTTGAGAACAACGGCTCGGAAGAGGCGTTAAAGACAACCACCAACGTTGACCAGTGCAAGCCCTTCCTGTCGATGTACAAGGCGACGCAACGTAGTGCGGCGGAGTTAGAAAGCCGTGCGGGACCGAGCGAAAAGAAGATCGTGCCGGACGGCGTACGCACGCTGGTTACGTCGATCGACGTTAACGGCAGCTGGTTCTCCGTGCAGGTCACGGGTATCGGTGTATCGGTGAACACCTCGAACGATGGGTTGTTGACCGATACGACATACGTATCTCGCCAAACCGAACTGGAGACAACGGCGAACCCGCCGTACTCAACCCAGGCGCATACGGCGAAGACTGGGACGCACTCGATCCGGTCGTTAACGCTCGCTACAAGTGCGAAGCGAGCGCAGACGGCGCCACGCTCTGGATGGAAAACCGAATCACGGTTTGCGACTCCGGCGGTGCGAAAGGTGTTACGGAACGCAGCTACGCCTACTGGCGTAAGCAACGAAAGCTCGGCAACGCCGCCCGCTTCTTTCTGCTGAAGGGCGATGGCCGGAAAGTCGGGCAGCTAATCCGTAAGAGCTATCCGGACGCGCACCCGAACGATACGCAGGCGTCGATCGCTGCGCGTATCGCTAAAGGCGAGATACCGCTCTATAACGTCGCCGTGAACATGGTGAAGGACGTGGTCGATAAGGACCTACAGCGTCCCGAACCGGGGCCGGACTACTACCACTTCCCCGACTGGCTGCCGACCACTTACTACGAAGAGCTTGCGGCGGAAACTAAGGACCCGAAAAAGGGTTGGGTTAACGAGACGCGAAAGCGAAACGAGTCGTGGGACTTGTGTGTTTATGCACACGTAGCGGCTCACATATTGAGCCTACACAAAGTTAACTGGGCAACACCACCGGCGTGGCTTACACCGCCGGAACTGAATAAAAACCCGATGGTGCGTCTCGAAGGCGATACCCCCGACGAGCCGGCATACCGCCCGCGCGCTCGCGGTCGCCGATCACTGTCTAAAGGAATCCGTAGATGACCCCAAACCGTCGCAACCTCCGAAGTTACCAAGACGTTCTGGATGACTTGAACGCGGCGCACGACTCCCTGCGCAAGGCGACGAGAGCAACCGCCGCGGGCGCCGGTGACAAGCGTGTCGAGAGAAACCTAAAGCAGATCAAGGCAACCATTTCCCATCTGAATATGGAGCTGACTTTGTACGATCCGATTACCGGACTGCGACGAGGCCGTAAGATTTTCCGAGGGGCGCCTTGTGGCTAAACAGACTGAGTTCAAACTCAACGTAGTCGACAAGATGATCGGGTACTTTAACCCGCAGAAAGGCGTCGATCGCGCGGTTGCGCGACACAAGATGTTTCACGCCGGGACTGCGTTCCGCGGCGCCGACCGCTCCTTGCTGCCCGGCAAGTTTCGTCGCAGCGGTCGGACCGCCAACGAGGATTTGCAAGGCTCTCTGGTTGAGCTGAGGAAGCGTTCGCGAGACCTTCATCGCAACAACGCGTTGGCCGTCAGCGCTCGTGAAACCATGCTGACTGACGTCCTGGGTTCCGGCCTGAAGCTAGAGTCAAACATCGATCACGAGTTTCTGAACATAACTCGTGATGAGGCGCAGAAGAAACAGGCCGACTTTCAACGGCGGTTCCATAACTGGGCGTCTAGTGAATGGTCGGATATAGAACGAACCTGCAACTTCTACGAGAAGCAGCTGGTCATATTCGGTGCGCAATGGGATAGCGGCGATGTGTTTATCAACCTGCCGATCGTCAATAGTGAAGTTCTAAGCTCACGTCTCCGAGTGGAAGTGCTTGAGGCGGACCGCGTCAACTCGGGAAAGTTTCATATCCCGGCGACGCAGAATGTATTTCACGGCGTAAAGCTGGACAACAACGGCGCACCTCTTAGCTACTTCGTTGAATACGAACGGGTTATAGGCGGACAGCGCCAGAAAGACTGGAAGGAAGTTCGCCCGTACGATCGCGCGACTAAGGCCCGGAAGTTTCTCCATCTCTACGAGCAGGTCCGCCCCGGCCAGACGCGCGGGTATCCACGCATTGCTGCGGTGCTCACTAAGCTCAAAGAGCTAGACGAGTACGTTGATGCAGAGATTCGCGCGGCGGTGGTTGCCGGCCTCTACACAGTCTTCGTAACTAGCAACTTCGGTGACATACCCGGTATCGGCGCTCCGGTTGAAGAGACCGCCAGTGGCGAAGAAATTGAGATGGGCTACGGCTCTATCGTCGGCCTGGCGGAAGGTGAGGACATAAGTTCCGCTACACCCGGCCGCCCCAACCCCAACGCCAAAGAATTTGCCGAGTGTATCCAGGCAGACATAGCTACCGGCATGTCAATGCCGTACGAAGTTCTGGTTAAGCGTTTCAACAGCAGCTACAGCGCCAGCCGCGCAGCCCTGCTGGAGCACGACAAGATGGTGCAACGTAAGCGCCAGTGGTTTGCCGACAGAATTTGCAAGCCCGTCTATCGACGATGGCTCGATGACATGGTACTGCAGGGGAAGCTTGATCTCCCCGGTTATTTTTCTGATCCCGACCGTCGTGAAGCATGGCTTGGCTCAGAGTGGATAGGACCAACTTTCCGCGAAATTGACCCCGTGAAACCAGCCCAGGCGGCGCTACTGCTGAACAAGCTAGGTGTTGTCACGTTGGATCGTTTGATCCGCGAGCAGACTGGCGGAGACTTCAGCACTACGCACACTCAGCTGGTGTACGAGTATAACAAGCGATTGGAAGACGATCTCATCCCCGCGCTTGAGCAGGAAGGGAATGAGGGCGATATAAGTCCGGACGAAGTGGCAGAGCCACGACCGGCTGGTCGTGGTGAGAAGAAAGCGCCGCAAACGCAGAACCCCAGCGCGCTATCTATGACGTCGGAAGAGGCGACCCGACTAATTACTGAACTCTCACGTTGAACTTAAAAGAAATGCAAGCCGTAGCGAAAGAGCTAGACCTGCCTAAGTTTAGCAGTGGGCGGCCGTGCGTAAAGGGACACACAGCCCTTCGCAACACGCAGTCCCGTCAGTGCGTAGAATGTGTCCGCCTCAACTCGCGCAAGCAGTACGTGGAAAACAAACCGCGCATCCTCTCTAGAAATCGCGCGTACCAGAGCGAAAACAAAATCGCCATAGCGGCGCAGAAGCGTGAGAGACACCGAGCGGCCCCCGGAATATCAGCGGAGCGGGGGCGACGCTGGCGGCAGCGAAACCCGAAGCGGGTGGCAGAGGCAAACCGCAAGTTCAAGAACGATAACCCGAACTACGCGGCGGACTACGCGCGCACGCACTATCGAGCCAATCGAGATGTTTATATAGCCACCGCCGCTAAGCGACGCGCGGCATCTATGCGGCGGACACCCGAGTGGTCCGATGATACCGCCGTGGCCGCCATCTATAGACGTGCGCGGGAACAGCGCCGCGCTGGGGAAAATGTTCACGTAGACCACATCATTCCACTGCAAGGTGAGTTGGTCAGCGGTCTGCACGTCCCCGAGAACCTACAGATCATTCCCGCAGCGGAAAACTTGTCGAAGAGCAACCACTTCGATGTAGAACGTCAATGCGCGTAAAAGCAACCAAGGACCATGCGGTCGTGGCGTCGCTAGTTTTGGCCTGCTTCCCGTCTGAGGTCGCCACATTTGACCCGGCGTGGGAGGGAATGTGGGTTGGCTACGAGGACCAACTGGCGATGGGCTTCGCATGTGCGTCGCTGCATACGACCGACGCAGGCGTCGTCTATGCGAAGCATGAGCTGGCCGGCGTTACCCGTCCGTACCGCGGCGGAGGTAAGCAGCGACAACTTATTAAGACCCGCGAGCGTTGGGCGATAACCAACGGCGCGGAGTGGATCGAAACATACGTCGTTCCTTGGAACGCCCCCAGTCTCTGCA